TGTCCACGACTCGGCTAGACTGCTGTGCAGCGGCCATAAATGCTTTCTGCACACCCGCCTCATCTAAACCTTGAATTGCTCTAGTGAAGCCTTGAACACCCAGAATACTTCTTTTCTGCATGGCTTCAAACGAAGGGTCGAACATCAACTGAGCGAAATCTTTGAATTGCTGCTGCATCTCAGGGCCAAGTTGTCCCGCTGCTTTTATGATTCCTCCGACCGCGTTTTCCATACCAGCAGATTTAAACAGAGGAATAAACTGTTTTATTGCATCTACTGAATCGACCAAAGTATCAATACTAACTGTAAACTTATCCCTGGTATCTCTAAGAGCTTCTACTAGGTTATCCCTCTGTCTAGTATCCATTCTCATAGTAGTGTTAAGAAAGGCTAAAGACTTTGCAGTTCCTTTTACGTCACCACCAAGAAGCATTTGCTCGTTAATTAGTTTACCTAGTGACTCTTGTAGCTCATCAATCTCAATACCTGCTGTTAACCCTTCGAAAACAGTTCCTATCCTTTGAGTGAAATCACCACGAAACTGATCGGTAACCATTTCTCTAGTAGGCTTCCCTCGCTCAATGATACCCATTCGCACCATTTCCTCAAAGCCTTTATTTAGGTTACCCACCGTCTCCTTAAACGTATCACCAGCTATTCGGTATTCTTTACCTAACTGAGTTGTAGTAATCTTTAAACTATTTGATAACTCCTCTGTCCCTTTTCTAACACCGTCAAGCGTCCGTTCCGTCCTAGCCGCAGATTCTTTGGCTGATCTATTAAAGTTCTTCTGTAGCTTATCGCTTACAGTTATTTGTTTTGACAACCCCCCCAGCGACAGACCTAAAGCTAAAGAAGCCTTCTGAGCTTTATCTGCCTGCTCTACACCTGATTTTATTTGACCTATAAGCGTCCCTAAGGTGGCATTTAAAGCTTCAAATACTAACGCAATCATTTTACAATTCTCCTAACAGGGCTTTGAATTTTTGAAAGAATATAAGTTCTGTAATTCTCCGGGGGTAGCTCCTTATTGTTATATAGATCGGTGATCGACTCTGGGGTATAATCCCCAGCAAAGGGAACTTTAAATCCTGTAAACAATTTATTTCCTGTTTTTGCGTCTTTCACTACAGGGCTTATTGCAAGAGCGATTATCCATGCGCCTTCGTATTGAAAGAATAGTAGGCTTCCTACGGGTATGCCTGACGCAGATTTTGGTACTATATGCACTTTTAAAGGATCTACAGCATCGACTTGATACAAAAATCTAAGAATTGGTAGTGAAAAAAACCTCATTTGATACTCTTATATATTAGTATATAGGTAATAAACTTGAGCAAAAACATAGACATCGAAATAGTAGACTTCCTTGATTTGATAAACCACACACTGAGTAATGCTTTCACAGAAAAGTGGAGACATAAGTATAGTGAAAAATTTATAAAGCATTTCCAACTCAAGCTTCTTGATTCTATGAACAAACAGAAGCCTATAAAAAAGGAAATGCTTTATAACTATCTTACTAAGAAGTGTAAATACTCAAAAGAGCAGGTACTTAACTTCTTCTCTACTATTGATATTGATATCTACAGACCGTTTATTTACGGCTCTTTGAAGAAGATTTCTTCTTAGCCTTTAGTTCCTCAAATTTCTTTGTGCAGGTTTGGGGATCATTATATTCTGGGCATAGACCCTTGTAAGCACACCAGTTGCAGAAGTCGTTCCTACTAGGCTTAAGCTCAGGCTTCTTCTTCTTCCTAATCTTCCAGACCTCATCAATGATATTCTTGACATGAGCGTTGATTTGAGGTACACTGTATTGAACGTGTACGAAGTTATTAGTTAAAGGGTAGTAATGTGCAGCCACAATATTCTTGATCGGGACATCGTACAGCTTACTAATAGCGTACACATAACCTTTCAACTGTGAGTCCTGGTACAGGTCTACCTTACTCTTCTCCCTCTTAGAGGTCTTGTAGTCGATTACCAGATAGCCCCCATCCTTTCCTTTGATTACTCGGTCAATGACTCCGTTGAGTGTAATGTCGTCCTTTACGGGGACTTGAAACACAAGCTCTGTAGCTATGCTTCCTTCCAAAGTAGCATTGAACTCAAGAAAGTTACGGAAACAGATCGAATCCTTACCCTCATACTTCTTTGATATAGTCCATGTGCCCTTCACCTCTTCAGCGATTTGCTCCATCTCGTCTTGAGTCTTGGCTTTTACGCCATCCTCTAGGACCTTGTGGATATAAGATCCAAAGTGTAGGGCCTCCGTGTTGGCCTCAGCGGGCTCTGGTAGCCTGTCTACATAGCGGAAGCAGTATTTCAATTGGCATTGTTTAAAAGTTTGATACTTTGATTCGGATATAGTATTTATGTACATGATTTCACCTCAGTTTATTAGAGACTTCCTTACCAAAAATTTCTCGGATATTGGACGTTTATCTGCTAATGATCGTGAATTTATCATGGAGTCTCCTTTCATAAGGAATGATTACAAGAAGCATTGCTCTGTTAATGTAGATAGTGGACTATGGCAGTGCTTCAAGACAGGGAGGGATGGAAATTTTATTAGCCTGTACTCGCACCTACAAGGCATACCCTACTTCCAAGCACAAAAAGAGCTCATTATTAAAAACTTTGCTTACTTAGGCAAGCCTATCCCAATAAGCGTTATGCCTGAGGAGAAGAAGCTTGAGCTAGATACCAGCAAGCTTCTTCCGCTTAACATAGCCTCTGGGTTCTCTGAAGACCCTGACATTCTCAAAGCATGGTCTATCCTTTATGAGCGCAAGTTGTTTACTGAGACCGAGGAAAAGAAGGCTCAATACTTCCTGTGCAAGGAGGGTAAGTTCGCCAATAGGATTATCATTCCTTTCATACGGGACGGCATCGTGTTTTACTTTCAGGCTCGCGCCATAGGTGATCAGCAGCCGAAGTATCTAAACCCGTCCACTGAGATCGCCCCTAAATCGTCCGATGTCCTCTACCCTTACTACGACGACCACGATATGCTAGTCGTCTGTGAGGGGCCTCTGGACGCCATCTCATTCCAACTACAAGGTATCAACGCCACGGCCACCATGAAGAACATCGTGAGCCCTAGGCAAGCTGAGATGCTTGCTACCTTTGACGGAGATATCGTCTTAGCCTTTGACAACGACACCGCAGGAGAACGTGGATTTGAGGCGTTTGATAGGCTAAGAAAGGAGCGCCTGATGGACGAGTTCTTTGTGTGCAAGCCGCCATCGGGTTACAAGGATTGGAACGAGGCCCACCAAAATGGAGTGGACCTCGTTCATCACTTAGACGATAATCTACAACTATACGACTTTCAGTATCGTATGCAGAATCAGGTCAACTTATTGTGAAGTATAGGGGCGGAGTAACTATAAGCTCGTTAAGAAGATTATACTTAACGGTTATGCGGTACTGTCCTACAAGACCGCCGAAGTCTGCTACATTTGGGTGAGTGGCTAGTGTAGTAGTGTCAAAGTTAAATATCATCGTGTTGTCAGAAGTGATGTCGATTAGGGAACTAGTATCCGCATACCCAGAAACAGGTACATGAGCAGGTAATGTAGGGGTTCCTTCATTGATCTTCTCAATTAACATCTGAGGATTAAGAATAGCCGATTCTTTGAATATGTTTTTTATGCTGCTGTCAATTTCTCTGTTGTTTAGTGTCACCTCAGTTGTAACCTTAATATTTTCTTTGGATCCTAAGGTAACGTGTTTGTTAATTAGTTTGTTGTTGGCCGTTAGAAGCAGCGGCTCAGTCACTACAAAGAAGGTATCGTCATAAAGGTGGAAATTGTTTATGAGAGACTGGTAGGTAGAACCCTCAGCAAGCAGAACTGTCCATACATCAATGTAATCTCTTACTGCACTAGCAGAGTTTTCTACAACAATAGAAGATCCATGTAGGTTGTACACCCCGCTGATGTCCTGAGTGCCGTCTAGAACGACAACGTACTCACCCTTGGCAACTCGGTAAACTCCGCTTGTAGATGCAATATCTGTACTCGGATTGTATCCAGATGGATCTTGTGCAGGAAATCCTCCATCATCGCCTGAAGGAGCAAAGTTCATTCTAACGATACCTGAAACGATTCCTGGAGAAATTAGGTTATCCTCTAGGATGGTGCTTGGAGTGAAGTTGGCAGACTTGTCAAAGACTGTTACCGCACTAATATCATACGGATCGACGTACTCACCATCATTTATGAAAAAGGCTCTGAGGCCCACCTTTTGTAGCACCGTGGGCCTATTGTTTCTATCTATTAAGCTAGTTCCGTTTAATTGCATTTGCTTCCCTCTCGGCGTCTTCGCGCAGAAGTTTGAGGAATATAGTCCTCTCTAAGCGAGTCATCTCCTTTACGTCAGAATATGTGAAGTTAGCTCGCTTTACCAATATATAGGCTTCTAGAAGCAGAGAATCTAAATCAATTACTTGTTCTAGCTCACGCCGAAAAAATTTGCAGTTATTGGTAGATCAATTACAGACACCCCTCCACAAGAAGTACATTTAAGTTTTACCTTAGTGTCAACGCCAAAGTCCAAGTTAAATGCCGACAGAATGGTCTTTATATCCACTAGTGGAAGTTTATTCAGCACCGCTGATATAATTGATTTATCTGTATGTCCGTCAATAGATTCTACGAAACGCCAAAGTCCGTCTAAAGAATCTTCTGCATTAGATAGAAGTTTTTCGTCATTAACTCTAGGAAGTTTAACTTTTACTTCTTTTTTTGCTTTTGGAAGAGTAACAATGATGGGCTCCATAAATTCATCAGGAACTTTATGCACGGTTAGCTGCGATAATTTTACGTTAGTTGGGTTTTCTGCCTCGCAATGTGAACAAACCAACATTGTGTCGTATTCATCTCCGTAAGAAATTTCTCTCAGTTTCATTATAAGATATAACTTATCGAAAGATAGTAACGTAGAAACAGCAATGCCATTTAAACATCGGTCAAGTAAGAGGTTGATTGGGTCATCAGTTTTTGCACTAATAAGTTGTTTCTCATCTTCAAAGGTCATTGGCCTTAGCGTGAGTAAGTGCTCTTCTTCTAAACCGTACACCTTGTTTCTTGAGGGCAGACTAATTTGAACTTCTGTGTCTTCTGGGATATCACTTAAAATATCATTGACAATATCTTCTTTTGATTGCATAAATAAAACTCCTTATTATACTATAATAGTATGATGGATATACTAGTAGGAGTTCAAAAAAGCATTATAAAGACAGATAACCCAGACCTATTGAAGGCCCTGGTGGATCTATATTCTTTTAAAGCTCCTGGCGTTGAATACTCCCCCGCCTATAAAAGACGCCAGTGGGACGGAAAGACAAGGTTTATATCCAAGACTGGTGTTTTCCGTACTGGACTATTATCTAGGGTAGTTGCTGATTTAAAGAAGATTTCTTGTACCCCTTCAATAATGTTGACCCTAAAAGAGGGCGACAAAATCGAGGAAAAGCCTGAAATCCCAGGATTTTCTTTTTACGATTATCAAGAAGAGCTTATAGAAAAAGGGCTAGATACTAAGAGAGGAGTCATCAAGTCCCCCACAGGATCAGGTAAAACGCTAATCATGGCAGGTCTTGTAAAGGCTTTGATGGGGAGAAAGATGGTTATCCTGTTCAATGCTAAACAGCTACTGACCCAAACCTATGATTTTCTCACTGAAGCTTGCGGCTTTGATAATATTGGCTTATGTTATGGTGAAGGTTTTGTTCAGGGCGATATCATGCTATGTACTGTTCAGAGTATTGAACGAATACTTGACACACACCTCGAAGAAGCAGAAGTCCTCATGGTGGACGAGTGCCATGAGTTTTCTAATGGGAAGACGACACTAGCAGCCATCCAGAGCTTCCCTAAGGCTCTCTACCGCTTCGGATTCACCGCTACGCCTCCGAGTGACCCTATCCGCCGTTACAACCTAGAAGGGGCCTTAGGGGAGGTTCTAGAGGTAGTGGACACAGCGAGCCTAGTAGAGGAAGGAAAACTAACGAAACCAATCATCCAGGTAATAAATAGAGACTATGATGCCAGTGGCTTAGATGAAGATATGAGTTATTTAGATGTGTATGACGAGTATATCGTACACAACGAAAAAAGAAACACCATTATTAAGGAGATTGTAGATGACATCAGAGAAAAACACGAAAACGCCCGTATACTTGTTCTTACCAAATCACTTGATCACGGAAGAACCTTGGAAGACTTATTTGGAGAAGGATGCCAGTTTCTTGAAGGAGCCAACTCAATCGGAGAAAGGTATTCAAGTATATCTAGATTCCGAGACGCTAGAGGATCTAGCGTTCTCATTGGAACTAAGATATTACAAACCGGAGTTAACATCGAAGAAATTACCCATTTCATTAATGCGAGAGGAATGAAATCAGAGATCGCCACACTACAGGCTCTAGGACGCGCTCTAAGGCGTCACCACACGAAGGACGTAGTTTATGTGTACGACTTCATGGATAAAGAAAAGTACCTCAGAGAGCATTCTGTAGCCCGCAAGAGGCACTACGAAAGAGAAGGTCACACGGTAAACGTATTATGAAAGCAAAAGAAACAATTGAGAAGCGGCTTGCCGCACTGTCCGAAGACGAAAGAAAAGAAATTGAATCTATAATTCAAGATCTTAAGGCTGTCCTACAAGG